ATTTGGTGTAGCTCCCGCCATTCAAGATATAAGATCCGCGATGGACGTGCACTCTAAAGTGCAAAAACGTTTCGAGTTCTTAGTCAAGAATGAGGGGCAATACGTCCCTATCAGGGTTCGTCGGACGCTCCCAGTAGCGTTTGATAGCAGTTACCCGACCACGCCTTATGTTGGTATGGCGTCACGGCAGAGCGCTCAGCGCACTGAAGTGACCCTATTTGCACAAGGTCGTGTTCGTGGGGGTCTCAACGAAGCGTCTGGTTTTCGTGCCTATGCTGAGTACTTTGGCCTTAATAAGGTTGTGGGTACTGCATGGGAACTTATCCCGTTCACCTTCGTCTTAGATTGGTTTACCAACGCTCAAGAACGAATTAACGATTTAACTCGTATTCGCTTGGGCGAAGGTACCTTCTATAATTTGGTTGGGCTTGGTACATCTGTAAAAGATATCGTCGAACGCCAGGTAATAATTACACCTGGCTACGATCAGGTCTTTCAGATGCCTATAACCTCAACCGATTCCCCTATAGTTGCCTATGATCTCATAAGCAGCGTTTATAACCGCGTGCCTGGTATTCCAGACACATCTGGGGTTGTCGATTTGTCGACCCTAGGTCTCTTCCAAGGAGTTACTGGTACCGAGCTTCTTATCCAGAAGTTAGTATAGTACTCACAAATCCGCAACGGTGTGAACCGTATGAAACGCAACCTTGATGTTCTCGGTTGCATTCCTGGAGTCCTCAATGTCTCTCATCGTTACCCGTTCAGACGGGACTACTGACATCGCTTTTACCCTTCAGAACCAAGTGGGGATGCAGAAGAATTTCGGCAATGCTCTTGCCGGGCTTGTTGAGCCCGAGCAAATTACATTGCAGGCGTTCCTGCGTCCTTTAGGTGCTAAGGGTACGGATCGATACCTCATTAAGGCGTCTAAGACCTTCGTCGAAGACACCTCGGGGAATAATATCACGGTTAGCGCCAAACTGGAGCTTTCCTATCCGAGGAGTACTGAATCGGGGCTACTCACGGCCTTTAAGGACCAAGTAGCCTTCGTCAAGTCTCTCCTTTCGTCGGCCAATCTTACGGCGTTGGTGGCGGGGTCGTTGCCTGATGGCGATAACCACGTTGACACGTTCGTACCGGCGTGACGGACCGAGAAGGATGTCGTTTGTAAATTAACGATGGGTGTTCAAAGTGGCGAGGAGGAAACCCTTATGGGAGAGCTTAATCCTGTGCTTGTGCGTATAATCTCACTCCGTCAATCAATTGTTGACGACGGAATTGCTAACGGAGTTCCTTTCCATATTGGAGACCAACAGACATTAGTTGAAAGGCTAAAATCTGAAGGTACTAGTTTTGTTAAGGTTACCCTACCTCTTTTAGGTAGAGCCCTCGATAAAGCTCTTGTCTCTGGGGATCTCGCGATCCCCAAGGGCTTCAAGCTGAGAAGAGACACACGTCTCCCTGCGTTTTGTGGTCGTGTCTTTGACATGATCTTCGACGCCGGAGGAGTGCTTCGTGCGCAACCGCACCTTGGATCTATATTTTTCCTGAGGCAGTACCTTCTATTAGATGGGAAGCTCGTTCAAGAGCCTACTATCGAACAAGAAAATGTTGCCTTCAACGAGTTTGTTACGAGACAGTGTCTCCTTAGACAGAGACCTGTCCCTATTGGACATCCCGTTGTGGAGAGAGCCGCAAGGCTTCTCACAGGAGTTCTTAGTGGCTTAGACCTTTCTGATATCCAACCAGGACATGGTCCTGGTGGTGTCGCTGAGGGTTTAGATCGCGCGGAACGGTGGGGCTTTGCTACTTGGCCCAGGCGGGCTGAGCGGTGGTACCCCTACTCAGAATATGGAACTCCTTCGTTCATGGGGTCTTGCGAGATGACGCCTCCGGTTATGGTAGATCAATCTATCACCCGGTGTTGCCTAGTCCCGAAAGACTTTCGTGGTCCTCGTCTGATTTCCGCCGAAAGTGCTGCTACGCAGTACTTACAGCAGGGTCAGATGCGCTCTATGATGAGTTATATCGACAAGCATAGCCTACTTATGCGCTCCATCCGCTTGAGGGATCAAACCTTCAATCAGAAAGCGTGTCGGGAAGCTTATGCAAACGGTGCCTGCACATTAGACTTGTCTAATGCTTCGGACAACGTGTCGGCCGTCCTAGTTTGGCACCTCTTACGGGGTGTTCCTAGGTTGCGGAGCCAACTATTTTCAACACGTTCACAAGCCATTCGGCTTGGGCGTGAGAAGGTAATCTTGGCATCTTTCTCACCTATGGGATCAGCAGTCTGCTTTCCCGTAGAGACATTGGTGTTTTGGGCCCTTTCATTGGCCTCAATTCGCCATGTCCATGCGCAGTGGGCAAAGGAGACCAACGTCTTTGACGACGATGGTATATCCAGCCTACCGACATTGGAGGAGTCTGCGTCCTGTCTCGCGGTCTTCGGAGATGATATTATTCTCCCAGATTACGCGAGAGAGACGCTTGTTGGCACGTTACGCGAGGTTGGGTGTGAAATTAACGAGAGTAAATCTTGTTATAGAACTCCTTTCCGAGAGTCGTGTGGCAGCGAGTGGTATAATGACACAGACGTTTCAAT